ATGGCAAGCAATAAGAAGCAGACATCGAAGGCTGTTGCTACCAAGGCGAGTCAGATTCTTCGGGATAACCGCTACAGCGGCAAGTCAAAATCTGTCGCAGGCAGTGCGCTGTCGCAGACCAGGCCTGGAAAGAAAAAGTAAGGTCTGAATCCGATGGGCGGTGACAGATTGTTCAATCAGCCCGCCCATCCCCCCTTCGGGGAAATCCGTCACTTGATGTACCGTCCGATCAACGGTAGCTCAACATCCATTGACGGACAACTGAATATCAACGGTTGCCTTTTGAGCGGGTTGCCGCAGACCGAAACGGAGAATCTCTCTGTCGGGCTGTGGTTAATTTTCTGCACCCTTTTTGCAGCCGAACCCAGAGTCCTCCGTTTCGAGAAATCGAAAATCGGAGGACTTTTTTATGATAAAGAAAGACAAGCAGTACACCATCTACATCCGCTCCACGAAAGAGAGCATCCCTGTCAACAAGGAAGAATTCGATGCCTACTACCACGACATCAATATCTACCGAATCCGTCAGCAGAGGCACGGTCGCTGCGTGTGTCCCGCAAGCAAGCGGCTCACCTGCGATATGGACTGTCTGACTTGCCCCTTCCACCGCATGGGCGATACGCGTTCCCTCGATTACACCGAAACCGATGACGAAGGAAACGAAACTGCCTGGGTGGATGAAATCCCGGACGATTCGCCGTTGCTCGAAGACATCATCATCGAGGCTTCCGAAATGAAAGCTCTGTACGCTCGGCTTACGGACCTGATGCCGGAGGCAATCAAAATCGGCGAGCTGCGGCTTGAGGGCTTAACCGAGGATGCCATCGGCGAACGCCTTGGGATCGGCAGAAAGACCTATGCCTACAGATTAAAAAAGGTCAAAGCCGTCCTCGAAAAAGAATTCCCGGATATTTTTTGAAAAAAGTTTCCCGGATTTTTTCCGAAATGCACTCCTCATGTTCATGGGAGAGTGTAAGGAGCAAAACGATACCGCTCCTTCGGGAGGTGAAAACGAATGAACGAAGCAAAGAGAGATGCTCTGAAGCCGGAAGAAGAACTCGTTGATGTTCTGCTCGACTTCATCATCGTGTCGGCAACACTGGCAAAGAAAGTCACCCTCGCGGTGAGAGAAAAGCAAATCAAGGAAGGAGCGCACAAAGATGTCAAAAATGAGCGAACTGGATGCCGCGATCAGAGACCTGCGAACTGCGGCTGTCGCTATTAACAATGCGGCTGACACCCTTTCGGAGATGTTCAGCGGCGAGACCGCCGAAGCTCCGGCAAAACCGACCGAGCCGATTCCCACCAAAGAAGACGTCCGTGCGATCCTCGCAGAGATGTCCAGCCGTGGCTTCACCGCCCAGGTAAAGGAACTGCTCCGTCAGCACGGCGCGGCAACGCTCTCCGGCATTGACCCTTTGGAGTACGCCGCCCTCATCAAGGATGCGGAGGGACTCGAAAATGGGTAATCACGCTCTGCTTTCCGCGTCCTCTTCCCACAGGTGGCTGAACTGCCCTCCGTCCGCAAGGCTCGGTGAGAACTACGAGGACAAGGGCAGCGACTTCGCCGCCGAGGGAACGGATGCCCACAGCCTGTGCGAACACAAGCTCAAGACGGCTCTGGGCATTCCGTCCGAAGACCCCACCGAAAACCTCACCTGGTACAACGAGGAGATGGAGGAATGTGCCAGCGGCTATGCCGCCTATGTGCTGGAACTCCTCGCCGAAGCGAAGAAGGTCACGACAGACCCCATCGTGCTGATTGAGCAACGGCTCGACTATTCCAAATATGTCGAGAGCGGATTCGGCACCGGGGACTGCGTCCTCATCGCTGACGGCACCCTCAACATCGTGGACTACAAGCACGGCAAGGGCGTGGAGGTCTCCGCAGACCACAACCCGCAGATGATGCTGTATGCGCTCGGCGCTCTGGAGATCTTCGATGCTCTCTACGACATCGACACGGTCACGATGACTATCTACCAGCCCCGCCGCTCCAACGTCAGCACCTACACCGTTTCGACCGCCGAGCTTCTCGAATGGGCAGAGACCATTCTGAAGCCGACCGCCGAGCTTGCCTTCAAAGGTGAGGGCGAGTTCCATTGCGGCGAATGGTGTCAGTTCTGCAAGGCGAAAGCGGACTGCCGGGAACGCGCCAGAGCGAACCTTGCTCTTGCCGCTTACGACTTCGCCGAACCTCCGCTTCTCACCGATGAGGAGGTCGAAGAGGTTCTCGCCAAGGTCGATGACCTCGTTTCCTGGGCAAACGACATCAAGGAATATGCCTTGCAGGCCGCCATCAGCGGTAAGGCATGGAACGGATGGAAGGTTGTCGAGGGACGCTCCAACCGCAAGTACACAGACGAAAGGCTCGCAGCCGCAGCGGTCATTGCCGCCGGTCACGACCCCTACGAACAGAAACTGCTCGGCATTACCGAGATGCAGAAAACGCTCGGCAAAGCCAAGTTTGACGAAATCCTCAGCCGCTTCATCACGAAGCCCCAGGGAAAGCCCACGCTCGTTCCGATGTCCGACAAGCGTCCGGCTATGAACACCGCGGCATCAGATTTTGAAAATTAAAGGAGTAAACGATTATGTCTAACAACACTACCAAAGTCAACAACCCCATGAAGGTCATCACCGGCAAAGACACCCGCTGGTCTTACGCAAACGTCTGGGAAGCAAAGTCAATCAACGGCGGCGCTCCCAAGTTCTCCGTCAGCCTCATCATCCCCAAAAGCGATACCGTCACCGTCCAGAAGATCAAGTCTGCCATTGAAGCCGCCTACCACGAGGGCGAAGCGAAGCTCAAGAGCAACGGCAAGTCCGTCCCGGCTCTCTCCGTCATCAAGAACCCTCTGCGTGACGGCGATACCGAACGCCCCGATGATCCCGCCTACGCAGGATGTTACTTCGTGAATGCCAACTCCACCACCGCTCCCGGCATCGTGGACGCTGACCGCAATCCCATCCTCGTCCGCAGCGAGGTCTACTCCGGCGTGTACGGCAGAGCCTCCATCAACTTCTACGCTTTCAACAGCAACGGCAACCGCGGTATTGCCTGCGGTCTGAACAACCTTCAGAAGATTCGTGACGGTGAACCCCTCGGCGGTAAGGCTTCGGCTGAATCCGACTTCGACACCGATGACGATGACGATTTTCTGGCGTAAGGAGGGCTAAGTCATGAGCGAAATGATTACCACCATCCTCTGCATCGGACTCCTGTCCATCTACGCTCTTCTCGGAGTGACCTTTCTGATTCACTCCATCGCTGACATCTTCGACAATCGCCGCAGGGCGAAGCGTGAGGAAGAGCGCGAAAAGCGTGACCTCGAATACCACGAGATGCGCATGAAGGAATTTAAGTAATCAACCGCCGTGGGCGGTGGGAGCGATCCTGCCGCCCTTTACGGCTATGTGAGGTGACAACTTTTGAAAACCATAAGTATTGATATCGAAACATACAGCGGCACCGACTTAAACAAGTGCGGTGTTTACAAATACACGGAAGACCCGGACTTCGAGGTGCTTCTCTTCGGCTATGCCGTGGATGGAGGTAAAGTCCATGTGGTCGATCTGGCTCTCGGCGAAAAAATACCGGCAGACATTTCCGCCTCGCTGACCGATGAAAATGTGCTGAAGTTCGCCTTCAATGCCAATTTTGAACGAGTGTGTCTCTCTCGACATCTCGGGCTGCCCACGGGCAAATACCTCGACCCGTCTTCCTGGCGATGCACGATGGTGTGGGCGGCATATATGGGACTGCCGCTTTCACTACAGGGTGTCGGTGCGGTGCTGAACCTCGACAAACAGAAGCTGACCGAGGGCAAGGAACTCATCAAATATTTCTGCTCACCGTGTACTCCGACCAAGAGCAACGGCGGCAGAACACGTAACCGCCCGGAAGATGCCCCGGAGAAGTGGTCACTCTTCAAATCCTATAACCGCCGAGATGTTGAAACTGAAATGGGCATACAGCAGAAGCTCACGAAGTTCCCCGTGCCGGAGTTCGTGTGGGATGAATATCACCTCGATCAAGAAATCAATGATCGCGGGGTTCGGCTGGACATCCCCCTTGTAGATACAGCCATCCGCATGGATGCCGCCTCAAGGCAGGAACTGATGGAGGATATGCGCCGCATCACGGAGCTTGAGAATCCCAACTCGGTATCGCAGATGCGGTCATGGCTTGCCGACAACGGTCTGGAAACCGATAGTCTCGGCAAGAAGGTCGTCAACGAAATGCTGAAGACCGCACCGCCGGAACTCGCCGATGCCCTTGTTCTCCGTCAGCAACTTGCCAGGTCCTCGGTGAAAAAGTATCAGGCGATGCAGAACGCTGTGTGTTCGGACGGCAGAGCCAGAGGGATGTTTCAGTTTTACGGTGCCAACCGTACCGGGCGATGGGCAGGCAGGCTCATTCAAATGCAGAACCTGCCCCAGAACCATCTGTCCGACCTTGCCGAAGCGAGAGGGCTTGTCCGCAGCGGCAATTATGAAGCCGTGAAAATGCTGTATGAGGATGTGCCGGACACGCTGTCGCAGCTCATCCGCACCGCTTTCATTCCCCGTGAGGGCGCGATGTTCTATGTGGCTGACTTCTCCGCAATCGAAGCGAGGGTCATCGCATGGTTCGCCGGAGAGTCGTGGCGGCAGGAGGTCTTCGCCGAAGGCAAGGACATCTACTGCGCTTCGGCATCACAGATGTTCCGGGTGCCGGTCGAAAAGCACGGTGTCAACGGACACCTCCGTCAGAAAGGCAAAATCGCTGAACTGGCTCTCGGCTACGGCGGCTCCGTGGGTGCTTTGAAGGCAATGGGAGCATTAGAGATGGGCTTGACCGAAGAGGAGCTTCAGCCGCTGGTTCAGGCTTGGAGGGCGGCAAACCCCAACATCGTCAAGTTCTGGTGGAACGTTGACCGTGCCGTGCTGACTGCCGTCCGGGATAAGACCACCGCCGAAACACACGGCATTCGCTTTCTCTGCCGCAGCGGAATGCTCTCCATACTCCTTCCGTCCGGCAGAATGCTGAACTACGTCAAGCCGAAGATCGGTGAAAACAGGTTCGGAGGTTCATGCATTACCTATGAAGGTGTCGGCGGTACGAAGAAATGGGAACGGCTCGAAAGCTACGGTCCCAAGTTCGTGGAGAACATCGTTCAGGCAACGGCGAGGGACATCCTTTGCTACGCCATGAAGACCCTGCGATGCTGCTCGGTCACGATGCATATTCACGATGAACTGGTGATTGAAGCCGATCCCCGTGTATCCCTTGATGCCATCTGTGGGCAGATGGGCAGAACGCCGCCGTGGGCGAAGGGACTGCTCCTCCGGGCAGACGGTTATATCACGGAATTCTATAAGAAAGATTGAGGTAAATCCTATGGGAATAAACAAGTTCAATGCGGAGGGCTATTACGACCCCACCGCATATGAGGCAATGACAAACGTTGCAAAAGAGGAAAAAGCGTTCTTCGCATTCAGACCCGTGGTATATATCTGCTCACCCTATGCCGGAGATATTGAGACGAACGTCAAGGCGGCACAGAGATACAGCAGATTCGCCGTGGACAGCGGCTATCTCCCAATCGCTCCGCATCTGCTGTTTCCGCAGTTCATGGATGACGGCAATCCGAAAGAGCGGGAACTCGCCATGTTCTTCGGCAATGTGCTGATGAGCAAATGCGCCGAATTATGGGTCTTCGGAGATCTGATTTCAAACGGTATGGCTGCCGAAATAGAAAGAGCCAAGCGTAAGAATTACGCCATCCGATATTTTAATTCCGACCTTAAGGAGGTAACCGAAAATGCGTGACCTGCCAATCGCCTACGGCAATAGCTGCTATGCCAAGACCTGGGCGAACAAAACCACCGCATGGGAAGACCTGTGCGAAAGATTGAAAAACACTATCCGCACGACCGAAACCGTAGAGGAATATCCGAAGCTCAAAAAGGATGACCGGGACCGTGCCAAGGACAAAGGCGGCTTTGTGGGCGGTTATCTGAAAGACAACCGCCGCAAGCGTGAGACCGTGGTATGCCGCTCCATGCTCACGATGGACGCAGACCATGCCGAGATTGGTTTTATCGACCGTTTCGCCTCGGAGTGCCGGTACTCATCCTGTCTCTATACCACCCACGGACATACACCCGAACAGCCTCGCTGCCGCATCATCGTGCCGCTGACGAGGGACATAACCCCGGACGAGTATGTGGCTCTCGCCAGATACTTCGCTTCCGATTGGGGCATCGACCAGTTTGACGAATGCTCCTACAAGCCGAGCCAGCTCATGTATTGGCCGACAACTCCGGCAAACGGTGAATTCATCAGCAAGACCACCGAGGGCGAATGGCTCGATCCCGATGTATATCTCACGGCGCATCCGAACTGGAAGGACTGCTCCCTGCTTCCGACCTCCTCCCGTGAAAGCGCCGTCCGTGAGGCAAGCGGCAAAAAGCAGGAAGACCCTCTCGCCAAGCCCGGTGTGGTGGGCGCATTCTGCCGTGCCTACGGTATCGCCGCCGTGATTGAAACCTACCTCGCCGATGTATATGAGCCTTCCGCAATGGAGGGGCGTTACGACTATATCCCCGCCGACTCATCTGCCGGTGTCGTGGTCTATGATGACAAGTTCGCATACAGCCACCACGCCACGGACCCCGCCTGCGGCAAACTGCTGAACGCTTTTGACCTCGTCCGCATCCACCGCTTCGGCGATGATGACGAGAAGAAGTCCTTCAAGCAGATGACCGAACTTGCTCTCTCGGACGATACGGTCAAAGAGAATCTTGCTGCCGAGCGTATCGCTCAAGCCGGAGAGGATTTCTCCGATGATGCCGACTGGCATAAGCGGCTTCACTTCGTACCCCGCTCCGGGGCATTGGAAAACAGCGTGTGGAACTTGAACCTCATCCTTGAAAACGATCCCGACTTGCAAGGCTTCGCTTTCAACGATATGGCGAATCGCATCCAAGTCACAGGTGAAATGCCGTGGGACCGTCCCGAAGGAAACTCTTTCTGGAGGGATGCCGACTCTGCCCAGCTTAAATCGCTCGTGGATATCCGTTACGGCGAGTTCACCACACGAAACTACGACGTCTCCTTTACCAAGGTGGCAGATGACCGTCATTTCCATCCTGTGAGGGATTACCTCAACGGACTCCCCAAGTGGGACGGCGTGAAGCGTGTCGAGGAACTGTTCATCAAATATCTGCAGGCTGACGATACGGAGTATGTTCGTACCGTCACGAGAAAAACCTTCGCCGCCGCTGTTGCGAGAGTCATGTGTCCCGGCATCAAGTTCGACTGCGTTCCCGTCCTTGACGGCGAACAGGGCATCGGCAAAAGCTCCATCGTAAAAGACCTCGTCACGCCCGAATACTACTCTGAATCCCTCTCGCTGACCGATATGGACGATAAAGCCGGAGCGGAAAAACTGCAAGGCTTCTGGGTGGTCGAGATAGGAGAGCTTGCCGGAATGAAAAAAGCCGACATTGAAAAGGTGAAATCCTTCCTCTCCACCTCTGATGACAAATACCGTCCGAGCTACGGCAGAGTGGTCGAAAGCCACCCCCGCCAGTGCATCATCATCGGCACGGTCAACGGTGAACGCGGCTACCTCCGTGACATCACGGGCAACCGCCGCTTCTGGATCATCAAGGTTCATCAGAAAACACAGAAGCAGAACTGGCACTTTACACAGGCTGACCGCGACCAGTTCTGGGCAGAAGCGAAAGCCATCTGGGAGTCCGGCGAAAAGCTGTACCTCGAAGGCGATATCCTTGCCGAGTCCGAAAAGGCGCAGCGGAACGCTATGGAGGTCGATGAGCGTGTCGGAATGGTCGAAGAGTATCTGAATACGCTTCTTCCCGAAGGCTGGGACAGCATGGATGTGTATGCCCGCCGCAGTTACCTCTCCGGCGATCCGACCGCAGTCAAAGGCACCGTGGAACGCACAACCGTTTCCAATGCGGAGATATGGTGCGAATGCTTCGGCAAAAACCTCTCCGAACTCAAGGCTACGGACAGCTATGCCATCGCCGCCCTCATGACGCAGATTCCGGGGTGGAAACGCGGTGCCGCCGCCAAACGACTGCCCCTCTACGGTAAGCAGCGAATTTACGAAAAAGGCTAACTGCGGAACAAGATGCGGAACAGGAACAACTTTTTCCCTTATATTCGTTCGGCGATAAAGAGATAAAGAAACACCTACACGCACGTATAGGAATATAAGGAAACGGTTGTTCCGCTCGTTCCGTTGTTCCAGAAAGGACAAATATGAAAAGCGAAAAACAGATAGAACAGAGTCTGGTCAAAGCCGTGAAAAATATGGGAGGCATCGCACCCAAGTTCGTCAGCCCCGGTTTTGACGGAATGCCCGACCGCATCGTGCTTCTCCCTCATGGGCTGATGGCATTTGTGGAAGTTAAGGCTCCGGGCAAAAAGCCCCGCCCTTTGCAGGTGTCAAGGCATGGCTTGCTTCGGCATCTCGGCTTCAAGGTGTATGTCCTTGACGATATGAACCAGATCGGAGGGATTCTCGATGATATACGAACCGCATGATTATCAGAAATATGCCATCAACTTCATCAAGGAGAACCCCATCGCCGCCGTCCTGCTTGATATGGGCTTGGGTAAAACGAGCATCACGTTGACGGCAATAAACGACCTCCTTTTCGACAACTTCGATGTACGGAAGGTTCTCGTCATTGCTCCGCTGCGAGTGGCACGGGACACATGGACTGCCGAGGTCGATAAGTGGGATCATCTCCGACACCTCATCTGCTCCGTGGCTGTCGGCACCGAAGCGGAACGCAAAGCAGCTCTCGAAAAGAAAGCCCACATCTACATCATCAACCGCGAGAACGTCTCATGGCTCATCGAGGACAGTGGCATTCCGTTCGACTTCGATATGGTGGTGATCGATGAGCTTTCTTCCTTCAAGAACGGTAAAGCAAAGCGGTTCAAGAGCCTGCTGAAAGTCCGACCCCTGGTAAAACGCATTGTGGGTCTGACCGGCACTCCCGCCGGAAACGGTCTGATGGACTTATGGGCAGAGTTCCGGGTTCTGGATATGGGCAAACGCCTCGGACGGTTCATCTCCAACTACCGTCTCAACTACTTCACCCCTGACAAGCGCAACGGTCAGATCGTGTATTCCTATAAGCCGCTGCCGTTCGCCGAACAAGCCATATATGATGCAATCTCCGACATCACCATTTCGATGAAGTCCACCGACCATCTCAAAATGCCGGAACTGGTCAGCACAGCGTATCCCGCCGTTATGAGCGATGCGGAAACCCGGACCTATGAGGATTTCAAATCCGAGTATGTGATGAAGCTCGGCAAGGACAAGGAGATCACTGCCGCCAATGCCGCCGTCCTCTGCGGAAAGCTGACGCAGATGGCAAACGGTGCGATTTATGACGAGTTCGGCGAGTGCCATCTCATCCACGACCGCAAACTGGACGCTTTGGAGGACATCATCGAAGCCGCCAACGGAAAACCTCTTCTGGTGGCGTACTGGTATCAGTCCGACTGTGACCGCATCGAAAAACGGCTGCACGAACTGCATATCCCGTTTTCACGGATGGATTCCTCCGAGAGCATCCGCAGATGGAACAACGGCGAGTTTCCCGTTGCCCTTATCCATCCGGCATCTGCCGGACACGGGCTGAATCTTCAAAGCGGCGGCAGCACCATCGTGTGGTTCGGCATGACCTGGAGCCTTGAGCTTTACAGTCAGACGAACGCAAGGCTGTGGCGGCAAGGTCAGATCTCCGACACCGTGGTGGTCATGCATATCATTACCGCCGGCACCATTGACGAGGACATTATGAAAGCCCTTCAGCGGAAGGACAAAACGCAGTCCGCATTGATAGCGGCAGTTAAGGCCAATCTGTGACAATCTATGAAAATCCGTGCCAATCCGAGAAATATAAAAAATTCGGAGGTACAGAATATGACCCCTTTTGAAGAACTGGCAAATGCCATCGTGATTCAAGCGGCGAAGGACTATTTGAAAGCCCTGAAAAAGCTGAAAAAATATCCGAGGGATGCAGAAGCAAAGCAGACGAGGAATGATTGTGAGAGTTTCTTCCGTTCCTCGTGGTACAGCACATTGACTTCGGTTGATGGAGAGCTTCTGATGCGAAAACTGCAAATGGAGGTGGCGGCATGACGGCAAAAGAATACTTGAGTCAGGCATACCGCCTCGATCAGCGTATCAACTCTAATATCGAAGAGGTCACCATGCTTCGTGAAATGGCAAACAGTATATCCTCGCCGTCATGGGGCGAAAAGGTGCAGACTTCCCGCAGTACGGAAGCCCCCTTTGTACGGAGCCTTGAGAAAATCATGGACTTGGAGGATACCATCAACAAGGAAATCGACACCCTTGTCTGTCTGAAAAAGCAGATACGAACGGTCATTGAAGCTGTGCAGAATACGGATGAGCGGCTCGTTCTCCGTTACCGTTACATCCACAACTGCACATGGGAGCAGATAGGAAACGAACTGAATGCCGATGCGAGAACCATTCGCCGCTGGCACGGTGAGGCTCTCCTCAAGGTAAAAGTCCCCGAAAAACCTATCGTCATATAAATGCGCCCGAAATGTCCTGCTTTGTCCGTAGATGTCCACCGCCACATTATGGTATGATATAATCAGCAAAGAATATAAAGACGAGCCTTCGAGGGAGCAATCCTTCGAGGGCTTTTTTCATACCCCCAAGGAGGTGAAGAGATGCCAAGAAAACCACTGCGCCCGTGTTCTCATCCCGGCTGCCCCAACCTCTGTGAAGGGCAGTTCTGCGAACAGCACCGTGTGGAGGAACGCCGCAAATACGACAAATACGAGCGTAGTACCGATGTCAACCGAAAATACGGCAGAGCGTGGAAACGCATCCGTGACCGCTATGCGGCAGAGCATCCCCTCTGTGAGATGTGTCTCAAGGAAGGTCGGCTGACTCCGGTACAGGAAGTTCACCACATTCTGCCTGTTTCCAAAGGCGGCACTCACGCAAAGGACAACCTCATGAGTCTGTGTCAGTCCTGCCACACCAAGATCCACCACGACCTCGGCGACCGGTAGGGGGATGAAAATCTCCGGGACCTTTTCGGTCGGGCAACGGCCCGGGGTCACGTGTGCGAAAAAGGCGAAATCAAAAGGGTAATTAAAGGCAGCGGCTTTTTTGCCACTGGAAAAGGGGTCACAGATGCCCACAAAATCGAATAACACAGGCGGGCGCGGCGGTGCAAGACCCGGTGCGGGAAGGAAGAAATCCGCAGTCAAGGACAAAGCCGAAAACGGTAATCCCGGCGGCAGAAAACTTGAAGTGCTGGATATTCCCGAAGTCGAGGGTGTTGCTATGCCGAAGCCCCACGATTTTCTTTCTGCCGAGCAGCGGGACGGCAGCGTCCTGCAGGCGCAGGAAATCTACACGGAAACCTGGCAGTGGCTCAAAGGCATCGGCTGTGCCGCAAAGGTGTCGCCGCAGCTCTTGGAGCGCTACGCCATGTGTTCCGCCCGCTGGGTGCAGTGCGAGGAAATGACCAACCGCATGGGTTTCCTCTCCACCACGGGAAAGCCGATCCCGTCCCCGTTTATCAACATCGGCATCAACTACATGAACCAGGCGGTGCGGCTTTGGAATGAGATTTTCCAAATCGTAAAAGAAAACTGCAGCACGGAATACGGCGAGCCAACGCCGCAGGACGACCTTATGGAGCGCCTGCTTCGTGCGAGAAAGGGGTAAAAAAAGCAGCCCTCATTAAGAAGGCTGCAGAATAGTCGAAGGAGCAAACGAGAAATCAATGATTGGCGTTTTCAAGGTTACGGTTGAAAGTTTATAGGTTTTTGCGTAGCGAAACAGTTCCGTGATTTCCGTTAAAAAGTTACTCATATGCACTCTCCTTCCTTTGGTACGTTCTTTCTCGTTTGCTGCTGTCCTTGCGGACCCTTGGTCTGGTGGATCGGGAAGGAGTAGACATCGACCCATTTCAATTATACCAAGATTACGAAAAATTTCAATAGGAAGGTACCCATCATGTTTGAAAAAGTAAATCCGTGCCACCCGGATAAGGTGGCAGACAGAATCGCCGGTGCGCTCGTTGACCTGGCATACAAGAAAGCAGAAAATCCCCGCATCGCTGTTGAAGTCCTCATCGGCCACGGCGTGTGCCACATTATTGCGGAAACCTCCGTCAAGCTGGACGAAGTAGATGTGACCGCCGTAGTTCACCGCATTGCCGGAAACCTTACCGTGGACTATGTGGAAGTGCCGCAGGACGGTCACCTCGCCGACAACCAGGCAGGTGGTGTCCACTGTGGCGATAACGGCATCTTTAAGGGAATGCCCGTGACCGGGGAACAGAAAAAGCTCTCGCAGATCGCACGGGACATTTTCTCCGTGTATCCCTATGACGGGAAGTATATTCTGGATGGCGACAGGCTCATCCTCTGTCAGAGCAATGTCCCTTCGGATGCGCTCCGAAAGCTGTATCCCGATGCGGAGATCAACCCGCTCGGCGACTGGACGGGCGGCACCGATGTGGACACCGGCGCTACCAACCGCAAGCTCGGCTCGGATATGGCTGACTCGGTGACCGGCGGCGGTCTGCACGGCAAAGATCTGTCCAAGGCAGATGTGTCCGTGAATATCTACGCTTTCCTTAAAGCCCAGGAGATCGGTGAACCTGTGATGCTCTGCTGTGCCATCGGTGATGATACCGTGGACGGCAGACCGTATGAGAAAATCGTGGAGATTGCTCGAAACTACATCCGCTCGGTCGGCGGCTTCGAGCAGTTTGCGGAATGGGGGCTGGTCTGATGAAAACAACGACCGAGATGCAGCTCGTACCTATCACGAAGCTGGTTCCCTATGTCAATAACGCCCGGACACACAGCCCGGAGCAGATCAATAAGCTCCGCTCCTCACTGCGTGAGTTTGGCTTCATCAATCCCGTTATTATCGACCGTGACTATGGTGTTATTGCCGGTCACGGTCGTATTCTTGCCGCCAAGGAGGAAGGCATTTCTGAGGTGCCGTGCGTCTTTGCCGACCACCTTACGGAAGCCCAGAAGAAGGCCTACATCATCGCCGACAATCGCATGGCAATGGACGCAGGCTGGGATGAAGAACTTCTGCGTGTGGAGATCGAGTCCTTACAGGCGGCGGACTTTGACCCGCTCCTCACCGGCTTTGACGAAAAGGAGCTGTCGAAGCTGTTTGATGACGGCATTGAAGCTGAAGAGGATGATTTTGATGTGGATGCCGAGCTGCAAAAGCCGACCTTCACGAAGTCCGGCGACATCTGGACGCTGGGACGGCACCGACTCATCTGCGGCGACAGTACAAAAGAGGAAACCTACACCGCCCTCATGGACAGCCGCAAGGCAAACCTCGTTATCACCGACCCGCCCTACAATGTAAATTACGAGGGCAGCGCCGGGAAAATCAAAAACGACAACATGGCATCGGAGAAGTTTTTCGACTTCCTCTTCGATGCCTTTTCCAATATGGAGAAGGTCATGGCGGACGATGCCTCCATCTATGTGTTCCACGCCGATACTGAAGGGTTGAACTTCCGAAAAGCCTTTGATGCTGCCGGATTCTACCTCTCCGGCTGCTGTATCTGGAAGAAGCAATCCCTGGTGCTGGGTCGCTCTCCATATCAGTGGCAGGAGCCGTGCCTTTATGGTTGGAAGAAAAAGGGCAAGCATCAGTGGTACACCGGACGCAAAGAGTCCACCATCTGGGAGTTCGACAAGCCCAAGAAGAACGGCGACCATCCCACCATGAAGCCTGTTCCGCTTCTGGCATACCCCATTCAGAACAGCTCTATGGCAAACTCCGTAGTGCTTGACCCCTTCGGCGGCTCCGGTTCAACGCTGATTGCCTGTGAACAGACCGACCGTATCTGCTGCACCATCGAACTGGACGAAAAGTTCTGCGATGTCATTGTCCGCAGATACATCGAGCAGGTCGGCACGGATGAAAAGGTCAGCGTCCTACGTGACGGTAATGAATACAAGTATAGCGAGGTAGCGCCCCATGACAAATAAGCCTTTGACCCTCGGAAGCCTGTTTGACGGCTCTGGGGGTTTTCCGTTGGGGGGACTGCTTGCCGGTATCACTCCCGTGTGGGCTTCGGAGATCGAGCCGTTTCCCATTCGAGTGACCACCAAGCGCCTGCCTTTTATGAAGCACTACGGGAACATCTCCGCTATGGACGGCGGCAAGATTGAGCCTGTGGATATTATCACCTTCGGCAGCCCGTGCCAGGACATGAGCGTGGCAGGTCGAAGGGACGGTCTGGACGGTTCCCGTTCCAGCCTTTTCTATGAAGCCGTCCGAATCATCAAAGAAATGAGGTGTGCCACCGATGGCAAATATCCAAGATGGATCTGTTGGGAGAATGTTCCCGGTGCCTTCTCCTCGAACAAGGGCGAGGACTTCAAAGCCGTCCTCGAAGCGGTCATCGGCATCGTCGAGCCGAATGCCCAGGTGCCTATGCCTGAAAAGGCACGATGGCCCTACGCCGACCTTTACATGGGAGACGGATGGAGCGTTGCGTACCGAACTCTTGACGCGCAATACTGGGGAGTTCCCCAGCGAAGACGCCGCATCTACCTTGTCGCAGATCTTGCAGGCGGAAGTGCCGGAGAAATACTATTTGAGTCAGAAGGCTTGTCTGGGTATTCTGCGGAGGGCTTCCGCTCGTGGCAAAGAGCTGCCGGAAGTTTTACGCCTTGCGTTGGAGCGACAGGCTATGACGGATACAACGGCAGTCTGACTGAGGAGGTTTCTTCCACGCTTGGTGTAAACTGCGGAGTCTCAACTGGTCGCAACGGCATCGTGCTGAATGACCAGGGCGGCAACCGCATGGACATCACAGAGGAGGTTACCTCCACACTCCGAGCAGAAGCACACCATCCGCCCTGCGTGATGGAGTCGGCAGGATTTTGCACCGAGCATTCTGCCAAGAGCCGTACCATTGGCTATGAGGAAGAGTGTTCTCCCACACTCCGAGCGGGTGTAGTTCCTGCGGCGGTGGCACTGGAAAACCATCCGACCGACAGCAGGGTTAAGCTCTCCGAGGACGGCAATGTGCAGACGCTGACCTCCCGCATGGGGACGGGCGGCAACAATGTACCGCTTGTGATGAAGATCCGCTCCGGCTGCGAAGGCGGCGGCAAGGGTGCGCTTATTCAAGAGAATAAATCGGCAACCTTGTCCTGCAACAACGACCAGACGCTATTTGAACCTTGCGGCTGGGACGGTGGGCAGGTTTCTCCGACCCTCACCAAGCAGAATGCCGGAGGCAGTCAGCGGATGCCGGACAAGGACAACTTCACCTGTGTCCTTCAGCCCTTCGGGATCTCCTCCAAGGACTCCAATGCCATGAAGTCGGATAATCCCCACAGCGGCATCTACGAAGCGGAAACCGCACGGACGCTTGACGGCAACGGCGGAAATCCCTCCTGCAACCAGGGCGGAATTGCGGTGGTTGCTTTCACGCAGAATCAGCGTGATGAGGTGCGTGACCTCGGTGACCGCTCCGCCGTGGTGTGTGCCAATGCCGGAACGAAGCAGCAGACCTTTGTGCTGCAAGGCTCCATGATCGGTCGAGACGATAAGAACGGTCCACAGGGCGATGGCATCAACGAAGATGTATCCTTCACCCTCAATACCGTTGACCGCCATGCCGTGTACAGCATGACAACGGGCAGCTTCACCCAGGTTTCCAAGGAAAAAGCACCGACTGTCCTCGCACGGGACTACAAAGACCCTACCGCCGTTTGCTACGGCATCGGCAGAGATACCTTCAACCAAGGGCAGAACGCCAAGTTCGCTCCGACCTTTGAAAAGGAGCTTCAGCCGACACTGGTGGCAAAAGGACCTGGTGCTATCCAAAGCGGATACACCGTCCGCCGTTTGACGCCCACCGAGTGCGCCAGACTTCAAGGTTTCCCGGACAACTGGTGTGCCGACCTCGGTACGGAAAAACCGACCGATGAAGAGATGTACTTTTGGCACAAGGTATTCAAGACCTATTCCGAAGTGACCGGCTGCAAAATGAAATCCGACAAGCAGGTCGCCAAGTGGCTGAAAGATCCGTATTCCGACAGTGCGGAATACAAGATGTGGGGCAACGGTGTGGCACTCCCGTGCGTATGGTTCGTGCTCTGCGGAATTGTGTGGTATGCACAGTCCGGCGGCGATAATGCTCTGATATAATCTACACCGGAAATGTGCAGATATAGCTGGATAAGTGCACAACTTGACGGTAATATGTGACTACCATAAAACAAGGAGGTCACGAACATGACGATTACAATCCATGCGCAGGGCGCAGAGCGCAAGCGGCTGGCGCAGACCATCTCCGACTGGCTCGGTGTCCCCGCAAAGTACTGTGGCGCACCCACATTCAACTATGAGGTGGATTACTTCACCATCGACCGAGACGGCAGCCTTTCCTTTGACGACCGTGCCGACAGCGAGGTCATTGAGCGGCTCTTGCAGCACATCTACGATGAGGGCTTTGACATCGACCAGAGCCACACTGATGACGAGGACGAGCCTTGCGCCGTCTGCATTTCCATGCCGAAGAGTCTGTTCACCGACAGCAATCTGGAAAACCTCAAGGCACTCATTGCCGCCAAGGGTGGTCTTATCAAGAAAGCTCTCGGAGTCCTTGACCTGCCACTGGAAATCACGGACACGAAGGTATCCTTCCCTTGGTTCCCGGCGACTCCAATCCCGGACGAGATGAAAGCCTATGGCACCTTTATTTGCAAGCTGTGCGAGATGGCACGGAATCAGAAACGGATTAACGCAACGGAAAAGCCGACAGACAATGAGAAATATGCATTCCGCTGCTTTCTCCTGCGGCTCGGCTTTATCGGTGCGGAATACAAGACCGCTCGAAAAATCCTGCTGAAGAACCTCTCCGGCTCTTCGGCTTTCAGAAACGGAGGTGCGCAGCATGAGATTTCCGAGTAAAGAGACGGTCGAGCGTATCCGAGAAGAATATCCGGTCGGCACCCGTGTGGAGCTTGTTCAGATGGACGATCCCCAAGCACCGCCTGTCGGCACGAAAGGCACCGTGCGAGGTGTGGACGATATCGGCAGCATCATGGTTGCTTGGGATAACGGCTGCGGACTGAGCGTGGCTTACGGCGAGGACATCTGCCGGAGGTGCGACAATGACTGAGAAAGTCCGAGATCAGATCCTCGCCATCCGCAAGACCGGCCGCACGAATATGTTTGATGTGCCGATGGTGCAGTACATTGCCAATGAGATGCGGTTTTACGAACTGGTGGTATTCCTCGAAGAACACCGAGGTGAGTATGTGCATTTCATTCTCACGGGAGAACCGCTGTAATATACACAGTTTTTACTCCGAATGATCGTGTACTATATGCCTCCGAAATGACTGGATATATCCCGGACATGACGGTAATATACACTCACAACAAAACAAACGGAGGTACACGATTATGTGGAAAGAAGGCAGCATCAGAGTTAACGGCGAGGTTTTTCACTACTGGATGAAGCAGTACGACAAAGGCTCCGAGTGGGGCATCAACGGTGGACGCATTTCTAAGCTGATGTTCAAGCGCAACGGATACATCGTCTGCAACTACGACAGAGGCTGGGACATCGAACCCGCCGATGAGAACACGCAGCTTGCGCTGGAGCTTCTGCTCCACAGCGAGAACTGGTAAAAAACCAAAATTTCAAAGCAACGGCTCCGAAAGGGGCTGCTGCTCGTTGTACGGAAGGTCGCACCGATTTCGGTGGCGGCTATTTTTATTGCTCTGCCGGAGGGGGTGAGAAATTGCGAAAGCTGAAAAACTACAAGCCGACAAGGTTCATGGAGAAAACCTCCCACTACGATGTGGACGCAGCGGATTATGCCGTCATGTTCATCGAAAGTCTGTGCCACACCAAGGGCACCTGGGCGAGAAAGCCTTTCGAGCTCATCGACTGGCAGGAGCAAATTATCCGGGACATTTTCGGTGTCCTCAAGCCCAACGGCTATCGACAGTTCAATACAGCATACATTGAAATTCCAAAAAAGCAGGGCAAGTCCGAGCTTGCTGCTGCGGTGGCGCTTCTGCTCACCTGCGGTGACGGAGAGGAACGAGCCGAAGTCTACGGCTGCGCCGCCGACCGTCAGCAGGCATCCATTGTTTTCAATGTGGCGGCGGATATGGTGCGGATGTGTCCGGCACTCTCCAAACGGGTCAAGATACTGGATTCCCAGAAGCGGCTCATTTATCAGCCAACGGGTAGTATCTACCAGGTGCTCTCCGCCGATGTCGGCAACAAGCACGGCTTCAATACACACGGTGTGGTATTCGACGAGCTGCACACCCAGCCCAACCGCAAACTCTTTGATGTTATGACGAAAGGCTCCGGCGACGCTCGTATGCAGCCGCTGTATTTCCTCATCACCACGGCCGGCAACGATACGAAGTCCATCTGCTATGAGATTCACCAGAAAGCCAAAGACATCATTGAGGGACGCAAGATCGACCACACCTTCTATCCCGTCATCTACGGTGCGGAGGAATCGGACGATTGGACGGACCCGAAGGTTTGGAAGAAAGCCAATCCCTCCCTTGGCATCACGGTCGGCATCGACAAGGTCAAAGACGCCTGCGAGTCTGCCAAGCAGAACCCCGGCGAGGAGAACTCCTTCCGACAGCTTCGTTTGAATCAATGGGTCAAGCAGGCGGTGCGTTGGATGCCAATGGACAAGTGGGATAAATGCGAGTTTGCCGTCAGCGAGGACGATCTGGAAGGCCGTGTCTGCTACGGCGGTTTGGACTTATCCTCCACCACGGATATTACGGCATTCGTCCTGGTGTTCCCACCGGAAGATGAGAATGACAAGTACATCATCCTGCCGTACTTCTGGATACCGGAGGACAACCTGGAACTCCGAGTCCGGCGCGACCATGTGCCATACGATGTATGGGAGCGGCAAGGCTTTTTACAGACCACTGAGGGTAATGTTGTTCATTACGGCTACATCGAGAAGTTCATCGAGAGCCTGGGTGAGCGTTTTAATATCCGAGAGATTGCCTTCGACCGTTGGGGCGCTGTGCAGATGGTGCAGAACCTTGAGGGCATGGGCTTCACGGTCGTTCCTTTCGGACAGGGCTTCAAGGATATGTCCCCGCCCACCAAGGAGCTGATGAAACTGGTGCTGGAACAGCGCATTGCCCACGGCGGGCATCCTGTCCTCCGCTGGATGATGGACAACATTTTCATCCGCACCGACCCTGCCGGAAACATCAAGCCGGACAAAGAGAAATCCACAGAGAAAATCGACGGTGCCGTAGCGACCATTATGGCACTTGACAGAGCTATACGCTGTGGAAACGACAAGACCGAGTCTGTTTATGACAGTCGAGGTCTTTTATTTATATGAAGGGAGAGTTTATATGGGTATCTTTTCAGGGCTGTTCAAATCCAGGGACAAGCCTCAAGACCGCACATCGGGCAGCAATTATGCCTTTTTCTTCGGTGGCACGACTTCCGGCAAAGCGGTAACGGAGCGCTCGGCCATGCAAATGACTGCCGTGTATTCCTGTGTCCGCATCCTGTCGGAGGCTGTCGCGGGGCTGCCGCTGCACCTATACAAATACACGGACAGCGGCGGCAAGGCAATGGCGCTCGACCATCCGCTCTACCGCTTGCTCCACGATGAGCCAAACCCGGAGATGAGTTCCTTCGTGTTCCGAGAAACCCTCATGACGCACCTGCTCCTGTGGGGCAATGCCTATGCACAAATCATCCGCAACGGCAAAAATGAGATCGTAGCTCTGTATCCCTTGATGCCGAACAAGATGTCGGTGGACAGAGACGAGGATGGTCGCCTGTACTACACCTATTACCGTGGCACAGACGAGGCTATCAAGAACAAGGAGTTCGCCGTAACGCTTCAGCCCTCGGATGTGCTGCATATCCCCGGACTCGGCTTTGACGGGCTGGTCGGTTACAGTCCCATTGCAATGGCGAAGAACGCCATCGGCATGGCTATCGCCTGTGAGGAGTATGGCGCGAAATTCTTCGCCAACGGTGCTGCACCGGGCGGTGTGCTGGAACACCCCGGCACGATTAAAGACCCACAGCGTGTGCGTGAGAGCTGGCAGTCCACCTTCGGCGGCAGCGGCAATGCCAATAAAATCGCCGTGCTTGAGGAAGGCATGAAATACACGCCCATCGGCATCTCGCCGGAGCAGGCACAGTTCCTCGAAACACGCAAATTCCAAATCAATGAAATTGCTCGAATTTTCCGAGTTCCGCCCCACATGGTCGGTGACCTGGAAAAGTCGAGCTTTTCTAATATCGAGCAGCAGTCCCTTGAGTTTGTAAAATACACCCTCGACCCCTGGGTCATCCGTTGGGAGCAGTCCATTCAACGCTCTCTGCTGAACTCCGAGGAAAAAAAGAAGTACTTTGCAAAATTCAATGTGGAAGGTCTGCTTCGCGGCGACTATCAGTCCCGCATGAACGGGTACGCCATCGGCCGCCAGAACGGCTGGATGTCCGCAAATGACATCCGGGAGCTTGAAAACCTCGACCGTATCCCGGCAGAGGATGGCGGCGATTTGTACCTCATTAACGGCAATATGCTCCCGCTGAAGAATGCGGGTGCTTTTGCAGATACACCTACCGATGACGGAAAGGAGGAAGAAACCGATGAAGAAGTTCTGGAATTGGAAGAACCAGACGGAAACGAACTCGGAGACGCAGGAACAGATACAGGAAAGAACCCTGTTCCTGAACGGGACCATCGCCGAGGAAAGCTGGTTTGACGATGATGTCACCCCGCAGCTTTTCAAGGACGAGCTCATGTCCGGCAGCGGAAACATCACCGTATGGATCAATAGTCCCGGCGGAGACTGCGTGGCAGCGGCTCAAATCTACAATATGCTCATGGACTACAAGGGTGATGTGACCGTGAAAATTGACGGTATTGCCGCATCCGCAGCGTCCGTCATCGCTATGGCAGGCACGAAGGTGCTGGTGTCCCCGGTGTCCATGCTTATGATCCACAACCCCATGACAGCGGCATTCGGCAATTCGGACGAGATGCAGAAAGCTATCGAGATGCTCTCAAGCGTTAAGGATTCCATCATCAACGCCTATGAGATCAAGACGGGGCTGTCTCGTGCAAAACTGTCTCATCTCATGGATGCCGAAACATGGATGGACGCAAACAAGGCTGTGGAACTCGGCTTTGCGGACGAAATCATGCAAAGAAGCCTGGAATCCGATGAGGTGCCCACACCAGCCGTTTCCATGCTGTATTCCAAGGCGAATGTGGTGAACTCTCTCATGGAGAAAATCGCCGCAAAGTGCGCCATTACCCCGAAATCCAACCGTACACAAAAAGCCGATGACCTTATGGAGCGGCTCAATCTCATTAAAAACTGGAGGTAATTTATATGACGATCAATGAACTGCGCGAAAAGCGCAACCAGGCTTGGAACGCTGCAAAGGCATTTGTGGAGACCAAGCGTGATAAGGACGGTCTGCTTTCCGATGAGGATGCTGCGACCTATGCCCAGATGGAAAAGAAGGTGCAGGACTATGGTGCCGAAATCGAGCGCATGGAGGCTATGGCAGCGATGGAGGCTCAGCTTTCCAAGCCCACTTCTGCGCCCATCACCGAAAAGCCCCTGAACGGAAAGACCACCGAGAATAAGCAGCCTAAGAGCTTCCGTGCCACCGATGCCTACCGCAGCGGTATGCTCAACGCTCTGCGTACCAACTTCCGTCAGATCAGTAATGTGCTGCAGGAGGGCATCGATGCCAATGGTGGCTATCTGGTGCCGGATGAGTATGACAGCCGTCTCATTCAGGTGCTCAACGAGGAAAACGTTATGCGTTCTCTCGGCACTGCTATCACCACCAGCGGTGAGCACAAAATCAACATCGCAGCCACCAAGCCTGCGGCTGCGTGGATCGAGGAGGGCGGCGCACTGACTTTCGGTGACGCTACCTTCGACCAGATCATCCTGGATGCCCACAAGCTCCATGTTGCTGTAAAGGTGACCGAGGAGCTGCTCTACGATAACGCATTCAATCTGGAAAACTACATTCTGGAGCAGTTCGGCAAGGCTCTGGCCAATGCCGAGGAGGATGCGTTCATCAACGGCACCGGCACCGGTCAGCCTCTGGGTATCCTCGCTGAAACCGGCGGTGCACAGGTCGGTGTGACAACGAAGTCCTCCGGCAAGGTGACTGCCGACGAGATCATCGACCTGGTGTACTCCCTTAAGCGTCCCTACCGTAAGAACGCCGTGTTCCTCGCCAACGATGTCTGCGTTGCAGAGCTCCGCAAGCTGAAGGACAGCACGGGTCAGTATCTGTGGCAGCCCTCTCTGCAGGCGGGTGAGCCTGACCGTGTGCTGGGCTACAAGGTTTACACCTCTGCATATTTCCCTGTCCCTGCTCCCGGCAAGGCCGCAGTCGCATTCGGCGACTTCAGTTACTACAACATCGGTGACCGTGGCTCTCGTTCTATTGCGGAACTGAAAGAGCTGTTTGCTGGAAATGGCATGGTCGGCTTTGTCGCAAAGGAGCGTGTGGACGGAAAGCTGGTGTTGCCCGAAGCAGTCAAGCTGCTCAAAATGGCATCTGCCTGATGAAAGGAGGCGGCGGTGATGGATGGGCTTCTTTCCAAAGTGAAAGCCAACCTCATACTGGAACACACGGCGGATGATGCCTTGCTGAAAAGCTACATCACCGCCGCTGTTTCTTACGCCGAAAGCTACCAGCACATCCCGGATGGGTTCTACAAGGAGAACCCCATGCCGCCCACCACAGAGCAAGCCGTCATCATGCTGTCGTCCCACTTTTATGAAAGCAGGGACGGCAGCACGGGCGGCTTCTTTGCGGATAACACCGGAGCGGCACAGCAGGTGTGGAATACCGTCAATCAGCTGCTCCGGTTGGATAGGCGGTGGCAGGTATGAGTTTCGGAAAGATGAACGGCTTTGCCGACATTGTAGAAACCCGCCAAGTCAAGGACAGCGAGGGCTTCATCCATTCCGAGAATGAAGTCCTCGCTTCCATCCGTGTGTACCGGGAAGGCCGGCACGGCAGTCAGCGTTGGGCGAACCTCGCCGCATTCAGTGAAGCAACCGACCTGTTCCGCTTTCGGTGTATTCCGGGGCTGACGGTCACTACCGACCAGTTTCTCATCTGCGATGATTGCCGCTACAACATTGTGTCCGTGGAGGATGTAAAGGGCCGTGGAATGTACATTGAAGTACTGGCAAAAAAGGAGGTGCCGACCGTTGGCAAAAGCTGAAATGAAAATGCCGGAGGATTTCCTTCTGAAGATTTCCAAGCTCGGCAGCAACTTTGACAGCGTGGCGGATACCGTCCTGCAGGCCGGTGGCGAGGTCGTGCTGAAAAAGGTCAAGAGCAATCTTTCCTCCGTTATCGGCAGAGGGACAAAGTTCAAATCCCGCACCACGGGCGAACTGGAAGGCGCACTCGGCCTTTCTCCCTCCAAGCTGAACCGGGACGGCAACCACGACATCAAGGTCGGTTTCGCTGAGCCTCGCTCGGACGGCGGCAGCAACGCCAAACTTGCCAACATTCTCGAATATGGCAAGCACGGTCAGCTTGCAAAACCGTTTCTGAAACCTGTGAAAACCGCATCCCGACAGGAATGCATCGATGCCATGACCAAGGCACTGAATGAGGAGGTGGAAAAGCTGTGAGCCTGCTATCCGATTTACAAACCATTGCCGAAAGCTGCGGCGTGTCCGTGGAAACGGGTGTGTTCTCCGGTAAAGTGCCGGACACCTATCTGGTGATTACGCCGCTGTCGGACAGCTATGAGCTTCACGCCGACAACACCCCCGGCTGCGAAACGCAGGAGGCACGGCTGTCCCTCTTCACAAAGGGCAGTTACACCAAACTGAAAAATGCACTCGTCCGTGCCCTGCTGGGTGCGGACTTTTATATTACCGACCGCCGGTACATCGGCTTTGAGACCGAGACCGGCTACCATCACTACGCCATTGATGTGGCGCAAATCTACGAACTGGAGGAATAAGTTATGGCAACGATCGGTCTTGACAGACTGTATTACGCAAAAATCACCGAGAACGATGCCGGTGAGGAAACCTACGGTACGCCGGAGCAGCTTGCGAAAGCCATCTCCGCTGACCTTTCGGTGGAACTGGCGGAAGCGACGCTCTATGCCGATGACGGTGATTCGGAGATCGTGAAGGAATTCAAATCCGGCACACTCTCCCTTGGCATTGACGATATCGGCTCCGCGGCGGCATCCGACCTCACTGGTGCAACCATCGACAAAAACAAGGTGCTGATTTCCGCATCCGAGGACGGCGGCGACCCTGTGGCGGTAGGCTTCCGTGCCAAGAAGTCCAACGGCAAATACAAGTATTACTGGCTGTACCGAGTGAAATTCGGTATTCCGGCGACAAACCTTGCCACCAAGGGTGACAGCATCACATTCTCTACACCCACCATTGAAGGTACTATCCTTCGCCGCAACAAGGCAGACGCAGGCGGCAAGCACCCGTGGAAAGCGGAGGCACTGGAGGGCGATGTGACCGCTGCGACTATCACGAACTGGTATAAGGAAGTCTATGAGCCGACCTATACCACGACACCCGAAAAACAGGGTTAACGGAGGTAACGCACAATGGATAACGAAAGAACCGCAGTCATCACCATCGGTGATGAGGAATATACGCTGCTCCTCACGACCAAGGCAACCAAGGAGATCGCCGGTCGCTACGGTGGGCTGGAAAACCTCGGTGAGAAGCTGATGAAGTCCGAGAACTTTGAAATGGCAATCGGCGAGATCGTGTGGCTGATTACGCTTCTGGCAAATCAGAGCATCCTCATTCACAACCTCAAGGATAAAGAGCATCCCAAGGAGCTGCTCACGGAGGATGTTGTGGAGCTTCTGACCACGCCCCTCGACCTTGCGGGATACAAAACCGCCATTACGGAGGCACTGTACAAGGGCACCAAGCGGAATGTGGAAAGTGAGAAAGACGCAAAAAACGCGCAAGTCGGGTAACAGTCTCCGATGCGGAGCTGTTTACCCGGCTTCTCTATTACGGTCTTGCCCACCTTCATCTCAGCCAGGATGAGGTGTGGCTGATGCCGTTTGGCCTGCTGCTGGATCTATGGGAGTGCCATAAGCAGTATAACGGGCAGGCCACACCGGCACGAGAGCATTACATCGACGATATTATCCCAGACGGCATTTAAGGAGGTGACGGTACATGGCAGACAGTTTCGGACTGAAGATCGGTCTTGAGGGTGAAAAAGAGTTCAAAAAAGCACTTGCAGACATCAACCAGTCCTTCAAGGTGCTCGGCTCCGAAATGAAGCTCGCCACCTCTCAGTTCGATAAAAATGACAAATCCGTGGAGGCTCTCGCTGCACGGAACAAGGTGCTGCGAAAAGAGATCGACGAGCAGACCACAAAAATCGACACCCTTCGCAAGGCTCTGCAGAATGCCGCCACCTCTTTCGGAGAGAACGACCGCCGCACCCAGAACTGGCAGATCCAACTCAACAATGCCGAAGCCGCCCTCAACGACATGAACCGGGAGCTGGACGAAAACGAGAAAGCCATCAAGGAGGGCGGCAAGGCTGCGGAGGAATCCGGCAGTAAGTTTGAAGGCTTCGGCAAGGTTCTCAAAACCGTAGGTGTGGCACTCGGTGCTGTGGCCGTCGCCGCAGGTGCCGCCGCCGTAAAGCTCGGCAAAGAAGTCATCGCCGCCTATGCTGACTATGAACAGCTGGTCGGCGGTGTTGACACTCTGTTCAAGGACTCCTCGCAGGAGATTCAGCGGTATGCCGCCAACGCATACAAAACGGCAGGACTTTCTGCCAACGAGTACATGGAGACGGTCACGGGCTTCTCCGCAAGCCTCATCCAGTCTCTTGGCGGCGATACCGAAAAGGCCGCAAAGTATGCGGATATGGCAATTACGGATATGTCCGATAACGCCAACAAGATGGGCACGGATATGTCCTCCATTCAGAATGCCTACCAGGGTTTCGCCAAGCAGAACTATACGATGCTCGATAACCTCAAGCTGGGCTACGGCGGCACAAAGCAGGAAATGGAGCGCCTGCTCGCCGATGCGGAGAAGATATCCGGTGTCAAGTACGACATTTCCTCCTATGCGGATGTGGTGGAAGCCATCCATGTCATGCAGGAGAGCATGGACATTGCCGGTACGACCGCAAAAGAAGCGGAAGCCACTATTTCCGGCTCTGTCAATGCGCTGAAATCCGCCGTGTCGAACCTCATCGTAGGCTTTGGTGATGCGGACGCTGACATGGAGCTGCTGTGCAACAACATGGTGGATGCCTTCAAGACTGTGGTGGCAAACATCACGCCGGTCATTGAAAACATCGTGGCGGCTCTGCCCACGGCGCTGGATGCTCTGCTGACGGCTGTGGGTGAATTGCTGCCCACACTGCTGGAAGCGGTCACCGAACTGTTCTCGCAGGTGCTGGAAACGCTTCTGTCCCTGCTTCCGCAGCTTATCCCGGCGGCGGTATCCGCGCTCATGACCATCGTGAACACGCTGATTGAGAATCTGCCCCTGCTTATTGAGGCTGCGGTGCAGCTGGTGTCCACGCTGGTGACCGGCATTGCGGATGCGCTGCCCACGCTCATCCCGGCAGCAGTGCAGGCTATCGTTACCATCGTACAAGGACTGGTGGACAGCCTGCCGATGCTCCTTGACGCAGCCTTACAACTTATCACGGGACTGGCGCAAGGACTTCTGGACGCAATCCCCGTGTTGATCGCCGCTCTGCCGGAGATTATCAACGGTATCATTACCTTCTTACTGGATTCGATTCCTCAGATCATCGAAACAGGCATTCAGCTTCTGACCTCGCTTGTTGCCGCATTGCCGGATATCATTATGGCAATCGTGGAAGCCATTCCGAAAATCATTGACGGCATTATCACTGCGGTGCTGAATGCCATACCGCTCATTATTCAAGCGGGCATCGACCTGCTGATTTCGCTGATACAGGCTTTGCCGCAGATCATCACGACCATCGTGCAGGCGATTCCGCAAATCATCTCCGGCATCGTCAATGCACTGGTCGGGAATATCGACAAAATCATCATGGCAGGCGTACAGCTATTCGTGTCCCTCATCGAGAATCTGCCCACTATCATCGTGGAGATCGTCAAGGCCGTGCCGCAGATCATTGCGGGCATCGTGAAAGCCTTTGGCTCTCTGATGTACAAAATCGTGGAGATCGGCGGCAACATCGTCAAGGGACTGTGGAGCGGTATTACCCAGCTTGCCTCGTGGCTGTGGGACAAGGTGTCCGGGTGGATCTCCTCCATCTGGGACGGCATCTGCGATTTCTTTGGTATCCATTCGCCCTCGAAGGAGATGGCATGGGTCGGTGAAATGCTGGTCAAGGGTCTGGCTGGCTCCATTGACGACAACGGTGATGAAGCGGTCAAAGCCGCAGAAGGAATGGCGGAGGACATCAACGGCGTCATGGGCGACCTCGCTCACGATATGCAGACGGCTCTGCCAACCGACTTTGATGTGAACGGCTCGATTCGCTCCGCCGTGGACGGCGTGGTCGGCAAGGCGGCGTCCGCTTTCACCATCGCTCTGAACATCGCCACCTTCAACAATTACAGCAGCGAGGACATCCGTCAGCTCACCAATGAAGTCATGGAAACGGCGAACCAGTTCGCCCAGCGGAAAGGAGTGGTATTCGCATGACCTATTTTACCTACAACGGCCGCAGTTCCGCTGAGTTCGGTCTGCATATCGAGAAGAAGGACGTGTTCTCCGCACCGGAGTACGATGCGGAGTTCATCTCCATTCCCGGCAGAAGCGGCGACATCATCAATCCCAACCGCCGCTTTGCCAACATCAAAGTGACCTACACGGTGTTCCTCGCACGGAAGAACGTAGTCGCCCTTGCATCCAACCTGCGGGACATCAAAGGCTGGCTGTACTCCGAGCCGGACAGATACCACGAACTCACCGACTCCTACGATGCGGAGTATTTCCGTTACGGAGTCATATCCGGCAATCTGGATATTGAGGAGCAACTGAATAAAATCGGCTGCTTCACCGTGACCTTCAACTGCAAACCCTTCAAGTATAGCTTTGCGGGACAGCAGACAGTGACAGTAGACGCATCCGAACTGACGATTACAAATCCCACTGCTTTTGAGAGCCGACCGTATATTAAGCTCTATGGCAGCGGTACGGTGGTAATAATGATACAGCCCCAAGGTCGAGGCATGATGATTTCCAATCTGGATGAGTACATCGAGATCGACAGTGAGCTGATGAACTGCTTTAAAGGCACTGCCCTCAAAAACGACACAGTCAAAGGAGCGGAATTTCCAGCCCTCAAGCCGGGTGTTTGCACCATTAACTGCAATGGAGATGTGTCAAGGATTGAGGTCGTTCCAAGGTGGTGCTGTCTGTGATCCCTGTACTTTACGCCGCAAATACCACCGATTTCAGCTCATTCGGTCTTGGCGTACTGACGGACACCATCTCCTGCGAAGTCACCGAGGAGCGAAACGGTATATTTGAGTGCCTGCTGAAATATCCGGTCAGCGGTCAGCACTACGGGCTAATCACCAAGGAGTGCATCATCAAGGCAAAGCCCAATGACACCGCCGCCGACCAGGCGTTCCGCATTTATCGCATCACGAAGCCCTTAAACGGCATCGTCACCATCTACGGTCAGCACATCTCGTATGACCTCGCCAATATTCCGGTGATGCCGTTTTCGACGGAGAGCCGTTCTCCGCAGCTTATCCTCTCGCAGCTTCTTGCCGGAGATACACGCTTCACGGGCTGGACGGACTACTCGGATGCAAAGGCGTTTTCCGTCACGCAGCCGAAAAGCGTCCGTGCCTGCCTCGGAGGTACGGAAGGCTCAATGCTCTCCAAATGGCACGGCGAGTTTGAATGGGACAACTTCACGGTAAAGTTCCATTCGCACCGTGGGCAGAAGACCGGCGTAATCATTGAATACGGCAAGAACCTCACCGCCCTGGAGCAGGACGAGGACAACAGCGGTGTATATACCGCACTGCTCCCGTATGCCGTGTACACCCCGGAAGGCTCGGACACCGAAACGGTGGCCACGCTGCCGGAGGTAACGCTCCCCATTGTGACCTCGGAGATCGTCCGGGCAAAAACGCTCATCATGGATTTCTCCGACCAATTTGACGGAGTTGTGACCGAGGATGCCCTCCGAGCGAAAGCCAACAGCTACATCAAAGCCAATCCGCTGGGAGCGACCATCCCCACGGTGAAGGTGTCCTTTGAGCCGCTCTGGAAACAACCGGAGTATTCGGCACTCCTGGAGCGGGTCAACCTCTGCGATACCGTCACCATCCGGCACTCGCTTCTGGGTGTCAGCGTGTCGGCTATGGTCATCGAAACCGTATACGACACTCTTGCCGAACGGTATGTGAGCATTTCCCTCGGTCAGAGCAAGTCCAGTATGATCACCACCATTTCCGAGGTGCAGTCCACGGTCGACAAGGTGGAGTCCACGGTGGGACGCTTTCCAAAGCTGCTTCAAACCGCCATCGGTAAAGCCACCGGGCTTATCACCGGCCAGAGCGGCGGCTATGTGGTCATCCATACCACCGAGGAAAACGGACAGCCCTATGAGCTGCTCATTCTGGATGCACCATCCATTGACGATGCTGTGAATGTCTGGCGGTGGAATGTGGGCGGCCTGGGCTTTTCCCATAACGGCTACAACGGCCCCTACGAAACTGCCATCACGGCAGATGGTCAGATCGTCGCAGACTTCATCACCTCTGGCTCCTTGGTGGCGAACATCATCAAGGCCGGTGTCATCCAGTCTCAGGACGGCTCGTCCTGGTGGGATTTGGAGAGCGGCGAGGTCGTGCTTCGTGCCTACGCCACCAGCAAGGAGGTCACCGAGGTCAGCGACCGCATTACCACCATTGAGGAGCAGAAAATGCTCCGGCTGGTTATCATCTCGTCCAACGGGAACATCTTCAAGAACGGCAATGTAAAAACGCTGCTTTCCGCCAAGGTGTACTCCTGGGACGAGGACATCACCGACACGCTGGATGCCAACCAGTTTGTCTGGACAAGGGTGTCTGAGGATACGGAAGCGGACAAGGTCTGGAACGAGCAGCATTTCGGCGGCGCAAAGTCCGTGGTCATCACCGGTGCGGATGTCAAAGTCCGCGCCACTTTTTATTGTGACCTCATCGACACCACGACCAGGCAGAGCCTGTTATAACGGAGGAATTCACTATGGCAACCACAGAACCCACAACAGAAACCAGCACAGTGCCCGTTCCTGATACAACAACTTTAAAGGAGGCTTCTCACATGAGCAAAGCACAAGGCCAGTTTACCATCATCGACTACAACGACGCACTGACGCTGACGGGGTACATCGGATCGAACCTCGCCAAGACTCAGATGTATAACCCCGACAACGGCAGTTACACCCCCGACTGGAAAACGAAGAACCTCGTTCTGACGCCCAGTCTGTATGTCATCGGCACCACCGCCGACCAGATCGCTACCGCCAATGTCACTTCGGTCAAGTGGTATGTGGGCGACAGTAACACCGCCATCACCGCAGGTACGAACTACGCTCTCAGCGGTGCCAAGAGCCACATTCTCACGGTCAAGGCCAATGTCATGGCGGAGTTGCCCGGTATCGACTACCGTTGCGTCATCACCTACAAAGACGAAAGCACCGGACTGTCGCTGACCCATCCGCTGACCATTTCCTTCTCCCGTGTGGTCAACGGCTCCGGCATCGTAGACCTGCTGGTCACCACGCCCAACGGAAATGTGTTCAAGAACGAGGAGGTCGCCAGTCTGACCGCCAAAGCCGAGCTGTGGCGCGGCTCTACGGTGGACACCACCAAGGTCAGCTACAAGTGGGCGGTCATGGACGCTTCCGTCACCGCTACTTCTTCCACCGGCTATGATGCGGACTTCGGTATCGGCTGGCGCAAGCTCTCGGATACCGCCGACAAATACACCGGCACGACCACCAATACCCTCACGGTCTATGCAACAGCGGTAAATAGCTACGCCGTGTTCAAATGCTGTGCCCAGGACACGGATTCCGCATCCGCTTCTTATAACACGAAGTTTTTCGATGTGGCGACCTTCATCGACAACTCCGACCCGTTGCAGATCATCGTCACCTCCACGGGCGGCGATGTGTTCAAGAACGGCCAGGGCACGACTGTGCTGACCGCCGTCTGCTACCAGGCGGGCTCCGAGGTGGATGCGGCCGGGAACGGCAGTTACACCTGGACGAAGTACAACAAAGACGGTGTTGTCGATACCTCTTGGGGTACCAACGGCAGCAAGACCGGCAAGACCCTGTCGGTGTCCAGCACCGATGTGGATACCAAGGCAACCTTTATGGTCGTTGTGGCGCTTTGAGGAGGTGGTGAGATGATCGCATCAGCACAGTTCACGATTATCAGTCTCTGCGATGTGGTCACCTCGGACACGCCGCCGGAGAACCCCTATGAGGGGCAGCTCTGGGTGGATACTTCCGTGACCCCGCCGGAAACGAAAATATGGGGCGGGAACGAATGGGTGGTGCAGAACGACATTGAAACGATCCGCACCACCATTTCCATTCTGACCGAGAAGGACGCACAGTTCCAACAGACCATCGACGGGCTGAACAGCTATGTGGCGACCCTTACCGAAACGGTGGAATCGGTCTCCAACGACCAAGGCATCCTGGAGGAACGGGTGCTGAACTCCGAAAGCCGTGTTTCGGAATTGGAACACACGGTGGATGGACTGTCCGTCACCATGCAGGAACAGTACATCGGCGGCATCAACTATGTGCAGAATTCCTCCGGGCTGAACGGCATCACGGACGATTGGAGCTACTCCGGTACGGTGAAAACGGATGCCTCCACAGATACGCAAAACAACACCATTTCCGACTCCTGCTTTGTGCTGGGCGCATACTCCTCGTTGTCGCAGTACATCCGAGGGGTGGTTCCCGGCACTTATACGATCTCGGTTCGGGCAAAGAAAACCTCGACCATGTCCGGGTATTTCTATGTGACCTACAACGGGAACAAAACCAAGTACCTGTTCAATAAGTCCACGGCGTTTGACTGGACGGATTACTCCGTAACGCTCACGGATGTGACCGACCCTACGCTGCGAATCTACTGCTACTGTCGGGATGCGTCCATCTACCTCGCCGACATCATGATCTCCGAAGGGGCGATCCCCCGAAAGTGGACACCCGCACCCAACGAAATCTACACGCAGGAGGTCAAGATCGACAAGCGGGGCATCGAGGTGTCCAACAGCGCATCGTCCCAGCGGACGGTCATCACAAACACGGAGTTCGCCGGTTACTACAACGACGAGGTGATTTTCACCCTGAACAAGGACGAAACGCAAACCAAGAAAACCACGGTGGACGGCGAGCTGACTGTGGGCAAAACGAAGTTTGTCCCGATGCCCACGGCGTCCGAGGGGTTGAATATCGTCATTCTGGATTAAGGAGGGAAAGCTATGGCAACTTGGAAAAGTGCAGCATACGATGGGCGCTATCTTCAACTGGACATTTCGGAAAGCGTAAATGTGGTCGGTAACAGCTCGACACTTTCCTGGACGCTGACCTCTACCGGCGGCGCATCGACTTACTACACCATTGACACGACCACTGTAACGATCAATGGTACGACCGTCTACTCAAAGGAACGTACCTATTGGGATGACCGTGTTTTCCCGGCAAAGAAAGGTTCTGTCAGTGGCACGATTACTGTAGCTCACAACAGCAACGGCAGCAAAACGATTGCGGTCGGATTCTCGACCCGTGTTTATATCTACGGTCCCCAGGAGTACGGCGGCAGTATGACGCTGACCACCATCGACCGTTCCGCACCTACCGTGACCTTCAGTACATCGAATGTCACGGCAAACGGGTTCAAAATCTCCGCTACATCCTCTGCCACGGCGGACATCTGGCAATACAGCACAAACGGCGGTTCGAGCTGGACGCAGTTCTCAACGACCGCATCTACCAGCGCAAGCGTAACACTATCCTCGCTTTCGCCGAACACCAGTTACACGGTGAAGGTCAGAGCAAGGCGGCAGTACAACCATGTCTACGGCACTTCCGGCAGTTCCACGGTCAAGACACTGGGCGGTGCTGTGGTGAATAGTGTCAACACGGTGACGGCGGACAATGCCACGGTTTCCATTACCATCAATGTGACCGTGTACGAAGCCTCCTACACCAATTCGCTGGTGCTCAAAAACGGCAGCACGACCATCCTGACTATTTCCGGGCTTTCCTGGTCGAAGGGCACTGCGAACCGCACGGTCACGCTGACATCGGCGCAGAGGACGACACTGCTGAATGCAATGGCATCCATCAAGTCGTTCACCGGTACCTTTGCGGTTTCGTCTTACAGTGGGTCTACGCAGATCGGCAGTACTTCAAGCAAAACTGCCACGGTACTGACCACGGCAACCAATTCTGCTCCGACCATGAGCGGATTCACTTATGCCGACAGCTACACGACCACAAAGAACCTCACGGGCAACGATCAGCTGTTCGTACAGGACTACTCGACCCTCAAAGTTACACCGGGAACAGCGACTGCGAAGAACGGAGCGTCCATTTCCAACTACACCGCTTCCTGCAACGGTTTATCCGCATCCAATTCGACCGGTGCTGCAATTACGGTCGGAAAGATCACAAAGTCCGGCAGTGTGACGGTCACGCTCTCGGTCACGGATTCTCGCGGCTACACCGCCGAAACTTCACAGACGGTGACAGTCATTCCGTACACCAAGCCGAAGATATCCTCGATAACGCTCCGGCGCACCAACGATATCGAAGCGGAAATGCAGCTCAAATTCAGTGGCTCTATTTCTGCTGTGACCGTAGACGGGACGCAGAAAAACAGTGTGGTTTATGTGCGGTATCGGTACAAGAAAACCAGTGAGAGCAGCTACGGCAGCTACACCAGCATCTATTCCGGCACGACAAAAAGCGGAACCTCTTTCAGCTACTCCAATTTGGAACTGTGCAATCTGGATGCCAACAGTTCCTACGACTTTCATCTACAGATCCAAGACAAACTCTATTCCTTGAGCAGTCTGGATCTGTATTTTACTGTACCGCAAGGGACTCCGCTCATTGCGCTTCGTAAAAAGAAAGTCGGCATCAATACGCCGGATCCGCAAGCCACGCTGGATGTGGACGGCAGCATCCACATGAACGGCGTCAATGTCCACGGCAAAATGGGTAGAGTGGACGGCTCGACCACCGACCTCAACAATGTAAAGACTCCCGGCTACTATTTTGCGTATTCCGCTTCCACGGAAAAGCACTTTCCGACCACCACAATCGGTATGCTGGAGGTCTTTCTGCCAGAGAGCTACTTTATTCAGCAGCGGTACACCGTCTATGATGGCTCAAGGATGTATATCCGAGGAAACTATGGCGGCACATGGTCCTCGTGGCACACGGCGTCGCTGACCAAAGTAACATAACTTTTTCGGAATCAAGGCGCTCGGCAGAGTGCCTTTTTTCATACACAAATTCAACTTTCAAAGGAGGACAAACAACATGAAAGAATTCTGGACGACCATTCAGGTGGTGTTCGCCGGAATCGGCGGCTGGCTCGGATGGTTCTTGGGAGGATGTGACGGCTTGCTTTATACGCTTCTGGCTTTCGTGGTCATCGACTATGTGACCGGCATCATGTGCGCCGTGGTGGACAAGAAGCTGTCCAGCGAAGTCGGATTCAAGGGCATTTTCAAAAAGGTGCTCATCTTCGCTCTGGTCGGCATCGGGCATATTCTCGACACCCGTGTCATCGGCAGCGGCTCGGTGATGCGTACCGCCGTCATTTTCTTCTATTTGTCGAATGAGGGCGTGTCCCTGTTGGAAAACGCCGCATACCTGGGACTGCCCATTCCGCAGAAACTGAAATCCGTTCTGGAGCAGCTTCATGACCGCAGTGAAAAGGAGGATGAATAACATGGCTTACACGAACAGCCACCTGGTGTCCTACACCAAACTCAGCCCGAATCACTCTGGGCAGCGTACCCACAGCATTGACCGCATCACGCCGCACTGCGTGGTGGGTCAGTGCAGTGTGGAAACGCTGGGCAACATCTTTTTGCCGACCTCACGGCAGGCAAGCAGCAACTATGGCATCGGCGTGGACGGTCGGGTCGGGATGTATGTGGAAGAGAAAAACCGCTCCTGGTGCTCCTCCTCCGCAGCCAACGACCAGAGAGCTATCACCATCGAGTGTGCCAGCGACAACACCGAGCCTTACGCTTTTAAGGATGTGGTGTACAAGAGACTCATCGAGCTTTGCACCGATATCTGCAGGCGCAACGGCAAAACCAAGCTGCTCTGGCTGGGCGATAAGACCAAGACGCTGAACTACACTCCGAAGTCTGACGAGATGGTTCTGACCGTTCATCGGTGGTTTGCCAACAAGAGCTGCCCCGGTAACTGGATGTATGCCCGCATGGGTGAGCTGGCATCCAAGGTCACGGCAGCGCTCGGCAGTGAGGTGAAGCCTGCCGACCCAGTCAAGCCCACTGGGCCTATCAAGGTCGGCGACCTCGTGACCATCACAGGCAGTACCTACTACAGCGGCAAAGCCATTCCGTCCTGGGTGCGCAAACTGCGCTGGTATGTCTATGAGGTCAGCGGTGACCGTGCGGTCATCAACAAGGACGAGTCCGGCAGGTACGCCATCATGTCGCCGGTCAAGACCTCTGCACTTGCCGTGGCAGGTACCAAACCCACCGATGACTATCGCATCCATACCGTGGTGCATGGTGACACCCTCTGGGCGATTGCCAAGAAGTATCTCGGCAACGGCAGCCGCTACAAGGAGATCGTCAGCCTGAACGGGCTGAAAAGCAATGTCATCTACAGCGGTATGAAGCTGAAGATTCCTAACTGATATGAAGCCCATCGAGGATTTTTTCTTCGGTGGGCTTTATTTTTTTGCCTGTTTTTTTCCGAAATGCCCTCCTCATGTTCATGGGATAGTGAGGAGGTGGTTCACACATGACAGACCATCAGAAAACAAAGATAGCCGAAATGAGAAAAGCCGGATGCGGCTATTCTGAAATATCCAAAGCTCTGTCCGTTTCGAGAGATACCGTCA